ACATTATTGTAAGTCTTATTTTTAACCATTTCTTTTTACTTTATTTTGTGAGTTCAAATCTGTTTCATAACTTAACCAAGTCAAACACTCTAATAGGCTAAGTCTTGTTATTGCTTCTAAGTTTACTATTTGTTCATTACACAATCTGTGGAGTACCCCGAACCATCCCCACTTGCTGGCAAAATCTGAACTTGCTATTGCATCTTCGTTTCCTTCAGCCTCTGCATCAAATATAATGGCAAAATCTCTGACAATACCTTCCCTAAAGTGTAAAAAAAAACCAATGCACTTTGCACTTGCTCTGCTGACATCTGTTTCATTTCTTCCGTCCGCATCCGAATATTCCCATCATACGCATCAATAATATAAATATCATTCTTCTTTTCTTTTATCGGTCTATATAGAACTGCCATCAATTCAGGAAGGCTAGAGTCTATTCCGTTCTTAATGAACTGCTCAATGTCTGCGTACTCCCCTAATGTAATTGAGTCTAAGTCAGGATGAAAGCCATACTCAACTTCATTAATCTCTATTATCCTTTTAAGCTTTGTATCTTGCTTTGCTTGAAGTTCTCCAACCTTACTCATTATTACTGCAACATCTGACAGAGCCAATTCCTTAACCATCCGTTTAGGAATATCTGATAGTGCTTCTATTGTTGCTTCAGCTTCTTCAGTCTTTGTACCTGTTTCAAAGTCAATCAGTTGCAACCAAGTTTCAAGAGTAACATCACTCCAACTACTAATTAAGTTGAATGATTCAACCTTTCCTTCTTTTTTAATTTTAACTTTCATCTAATATATAATAGAAATTTATTGTTTTTAGTTTACTGCACAAAGTATCTTCCTGCGTTTGGATTGTCTAGGTGGTAGATTACATTATAACGAATACCATCAATAGCGTGATTCCAATTATCTACATAAAGCTTAGAACCTTTATCAGCGTATACATAGTTGTTTAACTCTTTAGCTATGTTTGTAGATTCAGGCGTTACTATAATCTCATAATCTTGCATCCTAGTTATCCCACTTTCAATAGTTCCTTTCTTAACTGCTTTTATATTTACTCCTTGATGCCTTAGGTCCTCAATAAGTCTAGGTTCAGCTGAGTCTGCTATGATTAAAGTCTTACCTACTTTGTCTAACACTATCTTTGCTAGTTCGTGGCTCTTTAATCCATTCCTGTAGATATGCTCCTTTAGGTATATCTTCTTATACTTCTTATCAATAGCTACTTCAGTTAATGAGTCAGGATCAACTGAGAAACCAAAATCCATCCCACAAGATGTTTGAAGTCCATTAGGATTAAATTCTCCTATGCTCCAATTCTCAAATACTACTCCTTCTGCTTTAGACAACCACCCTCCAAGTATTTTATGCTGATACTTTTTAAAGTTATTATGCTTTATACTCTTAATACGCTCTAGGAAGCTCTGTGAGAGGTTTATTTCATTATCTAGGTAAGTGCTATGGATATAACATACATTGTCTTTAACTCCGTTAAAACCACCTTCAACTCCTTTGTCCTCAAAAAACCTTTTATATATCCAATGTTCTTTAGTTGTTGGATTTAATATTAAGACTACTCTATTGTGTATATTCTTTTCTCTAATACTTAAATCAATAGTGTCAAATATATTCTCATCTACAAGTTCTTCTGCTTCATCAAGTACCCAAGTAGATATACCCTGTAATGACTTTAGACTTGCAGTCTGATTACCTGCTGAAGTCCTGATACCTCTAAATAATATGTCTGAATTGTTTTTGATATTAAGAACCTCCTGCTTATTAATACTAAAAACTTCATCAAATCCTAAGAGTCCTATCTTTTCTAAAAATTCAGGTATAATTGATAAATGAGCCGAGGTCATTGTATAACGTGTGAATAAAATCCTGATACCTTTAGTCATAGTTAGTAAGGTAAGGAAGACTGTTACTGCAAAAGACTTTCCCGAACCCCTACCTCCTGTTATAATAAAGTATCTAGCATCAGAATCAAATAAAGGATTATATTTCTTACTTAGTATCAGTGTCTACAAATGTTATGATTGGCATATTGATAACTTTATCTCCTGATGTTATATCTAACTCAGACTTCTCCACGTACCCTCTACGCTTTCCTTTTGTTTTCAGGAAGAAGATTGTAGCTGATGTGCTTCCATCTCCAATTTGCTTATGTAATTGGCTTTCCCCAAAGTCTAGGGCAATATTCTCAATGTCTTTAACTGCTAAAGCAAAGTCCTCATCTTCATTTAGCCATTTGTAATATGTTGAACGTGGAACATCTGCTGATTTGCAAGCAACTGTTACCACCCCAAGACTTCCTTCTAAAGCTTTTAATATACTTTCCTTTTTTATGTGTCTACTTTCGTCCATTCTATATTCCTTTAAATGCTTTCAATGGGTAGAATATTAAGCTGTTTCTATACCCACCTTCTGCTATTGGTTTAATTGGTGTTACTCCGTGTACGTTCTTCCAAGCAGGGTACACTAACATTGAATTGTCTGCTTGTTCAAAGGTTACATTGTAGTCAGGTACGTTTAAACATCCGCCATTAGCGTTATGCCTTTTAGTTAGTATTATGTTTACTGTTCCTTGTATGTTTCCTGTATCTCTATGGAATGGTGCGGCTATATTAAAATTAGAGATACTACTTGTGTACATTGTTCCAAACTTCCACTCATCCTTAACGTCTTCAAATAGTTCTTGCTGCCTTTCATAGATGTGAGGCGTTAATTCCTTAACGATTTGTTCTGCTTCTAAGCAAGCTCCCCACATAGCTTTAATAAAATTCTTTGCTTTAGGGTCTCTATGAACAGGTGTTATACTCGGATAAGGCATCCTCATATGTGGTTTCGGTGCTCTACTTCCAAGTATAGTACTGAATTGTGTTACAAGTTTTTTACCTTCTAATTGCCTTTTTAATTTATCTTTCTTATTGCCTTGCGGTCCCCTACTCATTTCTGCTTTAGGAACATTATCACTTCTAAATTCTTTGTTCGCTACTGCTAATAAAAGGTTCAACCTTTCGCTGTACTCGGTTACATCTTTAATATAAAAACCTACTATCTCCCCATCAACTTCTAGGAAACAATCTTCCTTTACGTTTGGCTCATAGTATGGGCAGTCTTTACCTATCTTTATACTATGTTCTACTTGTTCTAATTTTAGTGTTTTCATTTTATCATTTTATTTAGGCTATTTGCAAATGCTTTGTAATTTATTGTTACATCAACTTTTTTATCTGTCTTGTATAACTTTGTATATGGATACCACTTCTTTGTCATCTTCTCTGCCCATTTATAATCTTGCTTCTCTTTATACTTATCGTGTAAACCCCCTTGATTACTACCAACTTTTGGTGTACTAAATCCAATCTTTAAAAACTTAACAATACCAAAACCTTCTTTTATTGTTTGTAGTGCAAAGTCCTTATCCTCTTTTGTATCTTCACTATAATTCCAATCTATTTTATTTACATTCATTAAGATACAAGCTTCAACAGATGCTTTATTAATTACATACTCTTGTTTTGCCGTCCATATCAACTGCTTATTATTTATTCCATACAATTCAAATGGAAGTTTCTTTACTTTGTTAAATATGTTTACCCATACTTCAGCTCCTACTTTTATGTTCTTGCCATTTCTATATTCGTAAAAAGAATTAATATCATCATCACACATAATAATCCAATCATCATTATTTTGCTTTGCATATTTTAGCATAAAATTTCTTACATAACTAATGCCTTGATTATCTTTTTCTATGTTTATTTTATTAGGAACGTCATACAAATCAAATTCAGAAGGCTCTATAAAGTGTTTTACTTCTATACCTTCTTGTTCAAAAAGTTTGTACGTCTTTGTATTCAACCTTCCTTTTGTTGGAATGTAGCAAATCATCTATCATTTCTAAATGCGTTCAAAGTAATAAGACCAACATCTTTCAAATCCTTTCTTGACTTTGCTATTAATTCAGCGGCTTCATCATAATGCTCAGGTTCAAATTCAATTTGGATTGCTCTCTTTACTCCTGCTTCCTTATCTCCTA